CGGCTCGAAGAGGCGAGCGGGTGAAGCTGTCCGCCGCCGTCGCCGCGTCGAAGCTCGCCGAGGTCGCATCGGTGCACCCGATGCTCACGTTCCGACCGAGCCCCGCGCTCGCCGACTTCGTCGCCAACGACGACGACCGCCTCGTGCTGGTGCGGGCCGCCAACCGGGTCGGGAAGACGCGGCACGGCACCTACAAGGCGGCTCGGTTCGCTGTCGAGCACCCCGAGAGCCGGGGGCGGTTCGTCGGGCCGACTCGCCGACAGGTGCAGGACGTCGTCGGGCGCTACCTGTCCGAGTTCCTCGGGCCGCACCTCCATCGCAGCAGCTACTACACCCCGGGGCGAGGGTGGAACCAGCCCACCATCAGGCTGCGCAACGGGTCGCTCATCCAGCTCCGCAGCTACGAAGACCATCCAACGGCGCACGCTGGCGACGAGCTCGACTGGGCGCTGCTCGACGAGCCGCCCCCGAGCCACATCCTGATGGAGACCCTAGCCCGCCTGATGAGCCGCCGAGGGCGCTGCTGGTTGACGATGACGCCGGTCGGGCGCCCGGTCGACTGGTTGCGCGAGCTCGTCGAGGCGCAGGGCTCGCCGTGGCGACAGTACGTCGCCGAGTTCAGCTCGGCGAACTGCCCCTGGTACACCGACGAGCAGGTCACGAGCTGGCTAGAGACGATGGAGGCCTCGCCGTGGGAGTACGAGCAGCGCATCGAGGGCGCATGGGATGGCGTCACCCTCGACCGCTTCTTCGCGGGCTTCGGCGAGTCGAACGTCGACCCGGCGGCCATCGGGGCCGGCACGTCGGTCGAGGTGGCGCTCGCCATCGACCATGGCGAAGTCGGCTCGAACACCGTCGCGCTCCTCATCGTGTGGGGCGGTGGCGAGTCGCGCGGGCTGTCGTGGGCACCGCAGGCCGGGCGTCACGTGTGGGTGCTCGACGAGCACGTGAGCGAGGACGGCGACAGCGAGGTGCAACACGCGGCGGGCATCGTGGACATGCTGCGCCGTCACGCTATCCGCCCCGCTGACGTCAAGGTCGCCGTAGGTGATACCAACCGCCGAGGAAACTGGCGCGTCAACGACATGCTCACCGCCGAGGTCGCTCGCCAGCTCAAGCGCCGGACCGCGCCGTTCCGGTTCGTGGCCGCGACGAAAGACAGGTCGTGGGGCCATCGCGTGGTCAACGGGGCCTTCAAGCGGCGCGAGCTCTTCGTGCACCCGCGTTGTGAGTCGACCCTGCGCACGCTGCGGCACTGGAAGGGCGGCAAGACGGGCGAGGATGGCGACCTGTCCCACGCTGCTGACGCGTTACGGTATGGCGTGCTGGGCATCCTCGGCGACCGCCCCTTCTACGCTGGACTCCGATTCTGACCTCGAGGTGACGATGCCCTCCCACTACGGACTACCGCTCACGATTGACATGCACGAGCGCTCTCGCATGCAGGAGAGCGCGCGCCGTCGCCGCCTCCTCGATGGCGTGTGGGAGGCCGACCTGGTCGAGACGATGTCGCAGTACGTCGCCCCCGAGCAGATGGCCGCATGGGGCCGACCCGACCTGACGAAGAATGTGTTCCGCAGCGTCGTCTCGCAGTTGTCGATCCTCTACGACCGCGAGCCCATCATCGAGCACGATGACCCGGTCGCCGCCGAGCGGATGCGCGAGCTCTGCCGGGGCGCCGGTGTCTGGACGCAGGGGCCGCAGCTACAGCGGCTCGTCATCGGGCAGCGCGAGGCGCTGCGTCGGGTGTCCTGGGAAGACGGGGCGCTGCTCGTCCGCCTGGTGCCCGTCGACACCGTCGAGGCCTCGAGCTCCCCGAACACCCCCTCGGTCCCTCACACCGTCATCGAGTATCGGCACCGCGAGCTCGATGGGCAGAAGATCCTGACGCGCGATGTGCTGTCGGTCGAGGGCGGTGTCGGGGTCTATCGCATCGAGAGCGGCGACGGAAAGCGCGACCTCACCTCGATGTTCCTCGGGTCCGACTACAGTGGCGAGGCCTACCCGTACCGGCGCGACGACGGCTCGCCGGTGCTGCCCTACGTGATGACGCACGCCCTCGACAGCGGCGCCCTCTTCGATTCCTACCAGGGCAAAGAGCTCGTCGAAGGGTCGCTTAAAGTGTCGGTGCTCTGGACGTTCTGGTCGCACATCGTGTTCGACTGCTCGCATCCGCAGCGCTACGGGGTCAACGCGCGCCCGGCCGGGCTCGCCGCCGATGCGCGCAGCGACGAGCATGCGACCTTCATAGCTACCGACCCTGCCTCGCTGCTGCTGATGGAGGCGAGCAACCCCGACGCCCCGGTCACCTTGGGGCAGTTCGCCCCGGGTGGCGATCCGGTGGCAGTCGGGCAGGCCATCAGCCACTACTCGGCGACGCTGGCGATGGACTTCGACATGACGCCGGCTGACATTCAGCGAAGCCACGGCGACGCGCGCTCGGGCTACGCGATTCACATCGTGAACGAGGGCAAGCGCCGCGCACAGGTCAAGTATGAGCCGCAGTTCGCTCGGGCCGATGTCGAGCTGCTCGAGGTCATCGCAGCGCTACACAACACGTACAGCGGAGACGCGCCCCTGCCGGAGAGTGGCTACTCGGTGCGCTACCAGGGGCTTCCCTTGTCAGTCGACGAGCGGCGCACCCGCATCAACGAATTCAAGATGCTATTTGAGATCGAGCTAGCGTCGAAGGTGCAGCTCCTCGCCGAGCTCGAGGGCATCACCGAGGACCAGGCCCGAGCTCGGCTCGGCCAGATTCGGCGCGACCGCGTCGAGTTCGGCACCATCTAGACAGGAGAACCCCATGAAGTGCCCGCACTGCAGCGAAGAGGTCGCCGACGTCGTACCGCGCGACCGCATCAACACCAAAAACGCAAAGATCCGCGAGCTCGAGGCGCAGCTCGCCGAGGTCAGCGAGAAGGCCGACGGGCTCGACAAGCTCGCCAAGCGGGCCGCCGAGGCCGAGTCGGCACTGGAAGCGACGCGCGCCGAGTTCGATGCCTTCAGGTCAGAGGCCTCGACCTCGGCCGACCTGATGCGGGCCGGCATCGTCGACGCCGATGACCAGGAGCTCGTGCGCTGGCGCTACTCGAAGCTCGGCGACGGGGCGCCCGACTTCGCGACCTGGCTCTCGAGCGGGGCGAAGGAAGACCGGCACGTCGCTCGCCTCTTCGACACGTCGGCACCGGCCGAGGCTGTCGAGGTGACACCGGCCCCCGAGCAGGCCGTCGCCGCTGCGCCTCCTGCGGCACCCCCAAGTAACGCTGGGGCGGTGCCCTCGCAGGCCGCCCCTCCGGCCCGCTACTCGCCGCAGGACGTCGCCTCGATGCCGCTGGAGGCATTGAGAGAGGCTATCGCCGCTGGTGCTTTCAGTTGATTCCTGCTATGACATAGACAGTGCCGCGAGTCGTGGGCGTAACCCAGCGTAGGCGAGTGACGATTCACCCCCTTCGCATTGAGGTCTATCCCATGACTGCGATCCTCCAGAGCAACCTCGAGACCGACCTTCGGCTCGCCTCTTCTCTCGCCGCTAACCTGCGCGTCCTCCTCGCCGACCAGGCCTCGCTCCGGACCTCCGGTGTCGTGACCTTCCTCGGCAGCGTCAACGGCGCCCTGACCGACACCCTGTCGGAGCGGTTCGCCGGCCTCGACGGCTACGATGCGTTCGCGGCTGCTTCTTCCGAGGCGAGCGATGAGAGCTCGACCGCGCTGACCGATGCCTCGGCGAGCGTGGCGGTTGCTCGGATGGTCATCCGTCGCGACATCAGCGACCTCGCAGTCCTCACCGGAAATGGGGCCATCAACCCCCGCCGGCTCGCCGCCTCCATGGTCGGCGAGTACGAGCAGGGCTGGATGCAGCTCCTCGCTGACGCCATCGACGACGCCGCCACTGACGTCGGCTCCTCGGGCGTCGACATGAGCGTGAGCGACTTCTTCGATGCTATCTACCAGCTCGAGCTGTCCTCGGTCCCGACCCCGCTGACCGCGCTGCTTCATCCTCGCCAGATCGCCGACCTGACCGAGTCTCTGCGCGCCGAGGGCGGTGCTATCCAGTACATGCCCGCGACTCAGGCGATGCTCGAGGCCAAGGGCCAGGGGCTGGCCGGTGAGCTGCTCGGGGTGTCGATCTTCAAGTCCTCGAAGGTGAACAGCGCCGGCGGCAACCGCCACGGGGCGATGATGGGCGCCGGTGCTGTCGGCTACCGCATCGGAGTCGTCGAGGAGGTCATCGGCTCGCAGGTCATCCGCGCCGACGAATTCATTGTAGAATTCCAGCGTGACAGTTCGGCCTCAACCACGGAAATCGTGGGATCGAGCTACCTCGGCATCGGCATCATCGAGCAGGCTCGCATCGTCGGTATCGTCACCGACGCCTAGCTGCTCGGCTTGCTCGCCCGCTCGCCCGAGACCGTCGCGTCTCCTGGGCGGGCCCGGGCCGAGCGGGCAGCATCTACACGACACAGGAGGCCCCCACCATGCCCGTCTACACAGGCGAGACATTCGACAGCAGGACGACCCGCACCGAGACGCTACCCGACCTGGGAAGCGACGAGGGACACCGCGAGCCGTTCCACTTCATCAGCTCACCGGGCTCGTGGGAGTGCATCGACCTCCTCGAGCTCGCCACGCTGCACAGTCAGCAGCAGGGCATCGAGCTCGCCGAGGCGCAGCGCGACCTCCTCATCGACCCCGAGGTGCGATGGGAGTGGGTGCCGAGGCTCAAGAAGTTTCACCACACGCCCGGTGTGAACGGGGTCTCGGCTCGGGCCGGCGGTCTCGCTCGGGCGCTTGGGGAGTACCGGGGCGCGGGCTGGACCATCATCGAGCCCGACCAGGGGCCCGGGGGCACGTCCTACATTCGCCGGCTCAAGACGCGCCGAGGCATCCGCTACGTCGACGCCTGGACGAGCTACGTCGCCGTCGGCATCGGGCGCATGGCGCCCCGCTTCGACGATGTCGGGTGGCTGCAGTGGCGCCGCGAGCTCGTGCGCGAGGGCATCGTCACCGCCCCGCCGCCCGAGGTGCTCGAGGGCGCAACCGACCTCGTCTCGCGCGAGATCGGGCGCCTCGAGAGCCGCGCACACCTGCCGCACGTGCAGACCCGTATTGAGCAGCTCATCGCGAAGCTCGCCGGCATGCGCGCGGGCAAGTTCCCGACCGCGAGCGCGGCAAAGACGACCAGGTCGAAGAGGTCGAGGGCATGAGCCGCCGACCCACCGAGACCGAGGGACGGCGCGCGATGGAGCGGCTAGCCGGTCGCCTCTCGGAGCAGTCCGAGCGCGGCGGTCGCAAGATGACCCATGACCAGGCGATGGCGAAAGCCCGCGAGGTCGCACAACGAAACGACAAGAAAGGGAGCCGATAATGGCGACACAGCTCATCAAGCGGGCCATGGGCGAGAGCCTCATCCACGAGGTCTATCGCATTGACTACACCGAGCTCGACGCTGCGGGGCTCACCGAGTCCATCTCGCTCGTCACTCTGCCGGCCGGCGCGATCGGTCTCGCCTGCTACATCGACAACGTCACCGCCGCGACGGATGCGGGCTCCATCTCGGCGCTTGGCATCGAGGTCGGTGACACGGCCGACCCCAACGCCCTCTTCGTCAGCTACGACCTCTTCGGCGCAACGGGCCGAGTGCAAAACGTTGCGGCCGGATCGACCGAGGTGTGGGGTTCGATGGCGGTTGTCGCCAAATTCACGGCGACCGGGGCCAACCTCGGCGACGGGGCCGGCACCACGGACCTCGACTCCGGAGAGGTGGACGTCCACCTCATCTACATGGACGTGCGATAGATGACCCTGATTGCGTCGGTACCGTATCCGGACGAGCTTCAACGGGGCGTCACGCAGACGCTGTCGTTGACCGTCTACGATGACGCGACCGGCGCGACGAAGACGGCGACGAGCGGCACCGTGAGCCTCTACGCGGGCTCGCGCAAGGTCATCGACGAGGCGACCGTCACCGCCGGCAACCCGTCGACCTACTCGCTCGCCGCCTCGGCGACCTCGACCGAGTCGCTCGCGGGTGACTGGCTCGAGGTCTGGTCGCTCGTCATCGACGGCATGAGCCACGTCTTCTCTCGCCCCGCATTCCTAGTGCGTCGCCCGTATCGGCATGTACTGACGCAGGGCGATGTGACCGAGCTGCACCCCGAGCTCGCCGACCGCGAGACCGCCGGCACCCTCGACCTCGACGGCACCATTCAGGCCGCCGACGCTGTCGTCAGAAGGGACCTCATCAAGCTCGGCAACCGCCCCGAGCTCGTGTTCGACGTGTGGGCGCTGCTCGATGCGCACAGGGCGAAGACGCTCGAGCTCATCTTTCGGGCCGATGCGCAGTCGGTCGGTGACGGGCGCTACCGCGAGCTCGCCGACTACTACGCCGAGCAGTATCGCGAGGAGTGGGGCCGGGTGTCCTTCACCTACGACAGCGACCAGGACGGGGTCATCGACGACACCGACGCGCGCCGGGGCGGGCATCCGGTCGTCATGCTGACCAGTCGTAAGCGCTGGTGGTACTGATGGCGCTCACTGCTACCGCCGAGGGCATACTGCAGGCCATCCAGACGCAGCTCGAGGCCAGCATCGCCGGGATTCACGTCACCGCACAAATCGACGTCGTGACGCAGGACCCGAGCTCACTCGCCCACAAGGGCACCGCCCTTCTCCGGGTCAGCGACAGCGTCGACGACGGCTACCCGACCCGGCTCTCTGGCATCGTCCGCGTCATCGACACGGTCGAGGTGCAGACGGCGTGGCGGGTCGACCCTCGCGACCAGCTGACGAGCCGCGACGACTGCCTTGCTCGAGCTCGCGCCATCCGCGTCGCGCTCACCGGCACGTGGGGCGACCTCAACACAAGGCGCGCGACCTACCAGGGCTCGACGGGGCCCGAGCGGCACCCGAGCAGCGCCGAGTGGATTGTCGTGGTGCAGACCTTCACCTTCTCTCGGTTCGCCGAGCTGGGGGCCTGATGCTCGACCTCCGACTCGACATCGACTTCGGCACCGGGCCCGATGTACTCGAGACCGTCACCGCCGAGCTCCATCAGGCCGGCACCGATGCCGAGCGCGACATCGAGGCCCGATGGCCCGTCGACACGGGCCGCAGTCGTCGAGGGTGGACGCTGCGCCGCACCCGTGAGGGCTTCGACCTGGTCAACTCCACCCCCTACACCGCGTTCGTCCAGGGAGGCGAGGCCATCGTCGACCGCGTGCTCGGTGACGTCACCGAGGCGACCGTCGAGCGGCTCGCCGACTCCCTACCCCCCGCAATTCTCGCCGAGGTGAACAATGGCTGAAAGTGCAGTGCCCAAGGTCCCACGCGACGGAACACTCGTGATCAAGGACGGCACCACGCCGACCGCGAATGAGTACACGGTCCAGTACTCCGACGCCGTGAGCATCACCGACACGCAGACGGCAGCGATCCACATCTACAACAGAGGAACGCGCGTCTACACCCGCCAGGGCAACACCGCGATTCCGACCATCAGCTTTAACGTCATCTTCACCGCTTGGACTGATGGCACCGACGGCAGCATCATCGACGCGATGAAGGGCGAAGGCGCGTTCAGCTCGTGGACCAAGGTCCTGACGAACGTGGAGCACTTCAACACGACGGCAGTGTTCACGACCGAGGGCACGGACTTCGGCGACGATGTCGATGGCACCGCGACGTGCACGGGCCTCCGTCTGGTCGACACGAGCTTTAGCGAGGGCGAGCCAAACACCCTCACCATCAACTGCGAG